GCCCACGCCACATCCGTGCCATCGCTGGTTAGGACTTGGTTCGCACTTCCAACCCCCAGCCGCGCCCCCGTAACCGTTCCGCTACTGCCATATAAAATATCCCCGCGAGTCGTCAGAGGCGAGAGCGCGGCAAATCCTGCGGCGGCGGTTCCTGCCCCGGTCCCCCCATCCGCAATCGCCACATCGGTGCCACCCGCCCGGTAGATCGCATTCCCCTCAACGGTAATATTGCCAGCACTTGCCCGTGCAATCGTGGTGTCACTCGCCGCGCCGAGTTCGATGGCGGTAAATTGGGGGCTATCGCCCGTGCCCACGCCAATACTGGTGCGAAGGGTCGCGCCACTTTCGGCCACGGGATCAGTGGTCCCGTTGCCCACGATCATCTCGCTGTCTGAGAGCGCGGCCATCGCCGTAATCGCTGACGACCCACTGCCCAGTAAGATCCCGCCGTCTGTCAGGGTAGACACCCCGGTGCCGCCGTGCGCGACTCCAACATCCGTCGCTTCCCAAGTGCCCGTGGCAACGGTGCCCAGAGTGGTCAGCGACGTTTGCCCAACGTAGCCACTCGCAATCGTAATATCGTTCGCGTTGACAGTGATTTTGTCGGTGGTGCCAATAACATTCAGGGTGACATCTCCAGAGGTACCCCCACCCGTCATCCCAGCCCCAGCGACGACTGAGGTAATGTCGCCGCTCACGGGCGTGGCCCACTGGAGCGTGCCATCCGTATTGTTAATACTGAGAAATTGATCGACCGATCCGATAGCCGCTGGCAGTGTCAGCGTATAGGACCCGGACACCGTCGCGGGCGCATCGAGGCCAACATACTGCCCGCCTGAATTATCCTGAAGGCGCAAGTCGCCTTCGGCAGTCACATCGACCTGTCCTGCGGTGACCGCCGTGAAGGTGGGGCTGTCGCCCGTCCCGACCCCAATGCTGGTTCTGAGGGTCGCGCCGCTCTCTGCGACCGGATCAGTAGAGCCATCCCCGACGATCATTTCCCCGTCAGCTAGCACGGCCATCGCGGTAAGCGCACTGGTGCCACTGCCGAGCAGCACCCCACCATCCGTGAAAGTCGCTGCGCCCGTGCCTCCGCGATTGACCGCTAAAGTGCCGGTGGCGTTCGCTGCCGCGAGGTAGTACGCCCCTTCCTGTCCGTCGAGCTTGTCGGCATCAAGGTAGGTGACCACCGCCGCGCCGGACACGCACGCAAACGGCGCATTCGTGCTGCGGCTGAAGGTGTGCAGCCCCGTGATCGTGTAGGCGTTCTCCTCCGTAACAACGGTATTCCCGCTTAAATCCGCATCCGTGTTGGCAACTTGAATGTCAGCCATTTACGCCTCGATATACACCAGCACCCCATCGACCGACTGGGCACCGCTGAGTTCCATGTTCAGGAGCGTGGCGGCCGAGGTCTCAAACCAGCCCACCGGATTGAACGGCAGCACAATCGTCTGCCCCGAGGTGGGTCCCATCTGCCCCGTGAGGGCGGTGCCGTCTGCGCCATCCTCGAAGCGGATCGTCACTGCCGATCCCGTCATGGTGGCAAAGAGCGCCAGCACGCGGATCTTCTTGCCTGACACGGCGGCGACCAAGGTGTTGTTCCCGCTGGTCGCGGCATCAATCGCCGCCCGTTTGACCAGTTGAATATCGTAAATGTCCTGCAATCCTTCTTGTGCGTGACCCATGCCGACTCCTATTCTGTGTGCAAATACCGATAGTCATATCCTGGCGCACGGTCTCGATTAAAGCGTGTCATCGCCTGAATGACCGGCGCAAAGGTTTCCATCCCCACCTGGGTAATCGGGGTGGACTCATCGTCCTTGCCGACGCGCAGCAGCTTCGTCGCAAACGTCGCAACGGGCAGCAGGACGACATCGGGATACCCAAAGGTGCCCCCAGCGGTAATGTCCGAGGCCGCGACGAGACCGTAATACCGCACCGTATGGGTCGCACTCGGGAGTGGGTCCCAGAAAATCTTGGTGCCGTTCGTAAAATAGCGTATGGGCTTCCCGGTGGTGGTCGAGGAGGCGTAGACAAAATTCGGGGAGAACCCCCCCGACGTATAGTGGTCACCCACAGGCCCGACGCGCTCCAGATCCCACACCGGACGACTCGTATCGGCATCAATATATTGCAGCCGATCAATCCGCAGCAGCCCGGTCGGAAAGGTCGTCGCTTCGGTACTCGCTGCCGTCGTCACGGTTCCAATCGTGCTGCCCATGACATTCGGTTGCAGCGCCAGCAGGGACTCCAGATGATCCTGGGAGGCGTTCAGGGCGCGGAGACCAAACGTCACCCCTGTTTCCCCGGACTGGAGTTGTAGCCCCCGGTCCAAGACCTCCATCAAGTCCAGCAGTGACTGTCCTGTGGCCACCTAATCCCCCGCATGGTGCTGTGCAAACTTGCTGCCGTTGGACTGCCCACGCATACTCACCTGAATCTTCGTATGATCCCAGCGGTCCGACCCGACATCCTCAAGCGTGCCTTCTCGATCCGCATCAGCCTTGGCGCGATCCCGCAGCATTTCTTCCTCGATTCGTGCCCAATACTGTTTTCCCGACCCCCACGTAAAGCCACTTTGCTTGTAGACCAAGGCGAGGGTGCGGGCATCCAGGGGCACAAAGTCCCCTGCCGAATCTTCCACGACGAACAGGAGGAGCCAGCCCGGAGAATGGGGATTTTTAATCCGAGGACGCTTGTACCAGATCAACCAGCGTTCCTTGATCGGATGCCAGGTGGCGTCCAGATCAGGATGCAGGGCCAGCAGCTTCTTCCGAAACGACTCCGGGGCTTTCTTGACCCCAAAGCGACCGGGATACCAGAATCGTAGCCCCTCTTCTGCAAGCGGAGCCGTCTGCATCTAGCTGAAAACCCTTAACCCAAACTCTCGCACGCGATCATCTTTGCTCGTCTTACAGTGCTTCGACATTCTGGCACGGGCAAGATTCTCTGAGGCACGCGAGTCGGGGTTGTAGTTGGTCGCCCAGCCGTCCACCGGACACTGCAACATGCCCTTTTCGGCATCTTCAACGAGCGCCTCGGGCAGCGGTGCTTCCTTCTTCGCCCACGGAGTGCTGTAGCCCGGACCATCATCTTGCAGTCGCACCGCAAGGGGTTTCCGATTGCCATTGTCGTCCAGATACGTTGTGACCTGAGACGCATCCGACGACACCGCACCCCGATGAGGACGGCCTTTGCCGTCCCAGGAGGACATGGTAGGAAACCGTGGTGCCCCACGCTTCGCCAACTGCTTCCACTTCTCCGATTCGTGGAGATAGCGTTCAATAGATCCTTTGATCGCGGATTGTCCGACCCACGCCGTGCCCCGATGCTTCTGGAGTTCGTCGAGTTCGTACACCTTCCCCAAGACTTCCTGCACCGTCACCGGATTCACCCCTTTCGGCAGAGTGTCCTTGAGTGCCGAGACAGGCGATTCCCCGAGGTGCTTGAGGAAGAACTGGTTCTCCTCCAGCGAGTATTTGACCGGATCAAACGTCTCCATTAGGTCTCCTTAGTACGTCGTATTCGTCCGAATTGGCTTCAGCACCACATGGACCGAACCTTCATAGGCGGTGACGGTGCCGGTGTAATTCAACGAGAGTTGCTCCCCTTTGTCCATCTTCCGGTTGGCCAAGGTCGCAGTCAGGGTGGACTGCACAGGCGTATTCGCCGTGCTGTCCAACGCCAACGTAGAACTCAACGCCGTCGTCAGACTCGCTGGGGCAGTTCCCGACGCGGCGACTCCAACATCGAGCGTCGTGCTTCCTGCGCCAGCGGTGCTATGCACCTCGCGCACATCCATGATTTCATAGTCCTGATCAGCGACAAAAATACCAATATCAGCCGCTTCTCCTGCGGAAATCGTATAGACGACATGCACCGGGGCGAGTCGTGCGATTGCTTTAATACCCATTCGTTCCTACTTTCTGGCGAAGTGGCAGGGGAGAGCCACGCCCTCCCCCCACCTACTCAGTTTACGATTCGGCCACATCCTCGATCTTGGCCCCCGCTGCTGGGTTGTCACTCAGCAGTTCGCCCTGCCAGTACCACGCGACCTCGAAGGTCGAAGTGGATGCCTGACGGAAGAACGGTGTGCCGTCGAAGATTTCCGAAATGGGACGCGGCACCGCATTCTCACCGTGACCGATGTAGAAATGCTTGGTGTCCAGCCCAATGATCGTATTGGCCGCGAAGTACGGCTCCGCGTGCCACGGGTTGCCGCTGAAGCGATAGACGGTCCGGCCATCGCCGCCGTCCTTGCCCTTCTGCTGCGCCCCGCCGCTGCGTCCCACACCCGCCCCGCTGTCGAGACCCTTCGGTGAACTCATCCCGAAGAACACATCTTCGCGCAGGAGTTCATGGTACCGCCGGATGATCGCCAGATTGGAGATGTAGGCATTCAACGACCCGCCGCCCTTCTCACGGACAGAATCTTCTAACTGCATCATCAGATCCTCCGTGAGTGCGCGGTTGGTGCCGCCGTTGGCGAGAACCACCGATTCCCAGTACTCGTTCCCTGCGGTACCACGGTCGATCCCCCCGAAATCGCCTTTCGACGCGGGTGGATCGTCGTTGTCAATGATCCCCAAGAGGCCATTGGTGTGGTACGAGGTAGACGAGGACACGGTATCCTGCACGACAAAATAGTCGCCCGCTGCCGTGCCACTGGGAGCCGATCCGCTGATGGTGATGGTCCGATTCGGGACATCCACCGCCGTAACAGTGGCTGAGTCTGCGAGTTTCGCATTGTTGTCGGACGCATCCATCAGATCGACGACCATGCCCACATCCACGCTCGGGAGTTCCCCGACCGTGATGGTGGTCTGGTTGTCTGCCGCTGGCAGGATGCCCAGTTTGCCCAATCCATCGGAAATCAGATCCGCATTGATGAGCTTGAGGACACGCCGCCTGAAGCCTCCCTCCATCATCTTGAGCGCGGTCTGGAACGCAAACTTCGAGTTCCGCGCATCTTGGAGGAGTTTCCACGACATGTTGTACAGCCCCGCAAATTCTTCGAGGCTGAACGTGGCCTCAGCCGTGTCGGGATTGAGGTTGGTCGGCAACGTGCCGCCTTCCGCTAATCCGGTCCACGCGCCGGGGTTCTTCACCATGATCGGCATGATGAACTGACCCCGACCACCGAGGGGTTTCTTCATCTTCTGGAACATATTCCAGCAGACGACTTCTTGATTGACGAGGTAGAGGACCTGATCGACACCATAGGTGTATTTCAGGGCTTCTACGACATCGCTAGTACTAGCCAAGGTTCTACTCCTTCCGCATGGGAAGGATCGTCGCTACTCTGGCTGCCCAGGACTAATCATGGGCCACAATTCATCGGCCCGGTCCTGGGGGGTCTTATACCCGCCGGTCTTGCCGCTAATCGGTGAGGATTCGCCTCCCTTGGAGGGGAAAGGCGATTTCTTCGCCGTTTCAGCCGCTTTCCGGTCCTTGTCCCGAAAGGTTTTTTGCAGCGCTTCTAGACGCTTGCGAACCATCTCGGGAAACTGCGCGTCAAGGTCATCCCCTTCATGCGAGTGATAGATATCCCGCATGATTTCACGAACGACCTCGTCATCGGGCAACCCCTGCTGGGTGCGAATTTCCTCAAACCGTGTATCCAGATCCCGCTCGGCCTGTTTGCCGTAGGACTTTCCGACGACATCCCGAAGAGATTTATAGTCTTTGTAGACTTGCGCGAGAGCCTGATCCCGCTGCTGCAACTGGTGCTGAAGGGGTTGAATCCCTTCCACCATGATTCGACGCATCAACTCCGCCGCGGTGGGGCCGTCCAGATACGGCATCTTCGCCAACTGGTCCAGCATGGATTGCTGCTGGGTGGCTCCCTGCTGCTGTTGCGCCTGTTGACCGGCAGCGGCTTGCTGCTGCACTTGTTGCGCGTACTGCTGCAACTGCTGTTGCTGCGTTCCGCGCTGGCTTTCCCAGGCTTTGCGCTCTTCGGCGTGGGCTTGCGTTTTTCTGGTGAACTCGGCTTGCTGTTCTTTCGACCAGCTACCAGAGTCTGACGATTCACCTCCCGGCGATACTGGTTCTTCGGAGACTCCCTCGCTTATCTCAGGAGCTTCCGCTACTTCGTCATCTGCCATCGGTCATTCTCCTCGTCGAGTGGGGTCCGAGTGTCTGCGAACGTATTCTCCTGCCGGAGAGTGTCCGTGGACGTATTCGTCCCCGTGTTCGCCTCTGAGCCTGAAGCTCGGGCAGTCTCGGTAGTATAGAGAACGAAAAAGCGGAAAGCAAGGGGTCCTGCTACTGCGGCCCTCGCGGTCCTTGCTGGGCCATCGCCTGTGCCAAGGCTTGTGGCGCTTGCGGGGCAATCTCCTGACTCGCCCGCATCTGCTCCATCGCCATGTCAATCGCCTGGGCAGCAGCTTTGGCTGCAGCTTGTTGCGCTGCCTGGGCCACCGCTTGGTTGACTTGCTGATCATTGCCAGCACTTTGACGCCGTTCAGCTGCTTTGGTTCTCAGCTGCTGACTC